TATTTTTGGTATGTCTATCATGAATCCTCCTCATAGAATATAACGATTTATCAGGTTATAGTCAATACCTTTTCAGGCTATAGAGGGCTGTTGTTCTGGAGAACTGAACCATTTAACTCTTTACTCAAAGAGCACCTATCTATTACCTAATTAACTAATCTTCTATACTCGTATAGTAATTGAAGATTATTCTGAGTGTCTTCTAACACGTATCTACCGAAAGACTTATTATTTTTGTGTTCTTTTCTAGTATCAATGTCAAAACCCTCTTCTCTTAATCTAAATATGATTGCACTTAATCTTGTTGCACTATATTTCTTAAATGCTTCCATAGATGTAATGTTGCCATGTCGTTTTAGATGTCCGAGAATACGCAATGTTTGAGTTTTATCTCTTAACATATTGAAAATCCTCCTGATTGTCTTGCAAAGTTAATGAAATTAATAACATTATCTTTGTGAAATGGGTAACTACTAGCCCAATCCCTTCTATCATAAATTTCATCATACTTTTTTTTGAATTTATCTGGATATATAGCTGGATAAATATCAGGATTACCTGTTTCTACCTCAACTAATTTTTTAAGTTCTTCTAGTTCAGCTTCAACTTGTTTGTTGTTACGTTTAGCTTGTTCCAAGTTATCCATATGTTCTTTAATCCACATCTTAGTTTCTTCTGTTTCAATAACATCTTCAAGTCTTTTTGCTATTGCTTCAGCTTTTCTTCTAGATATTACATATGCATCATTATAACAACCACCATTCATATCTTTGTTAGTTAGTATGTCTCCACAATGCTCACAAACAAATGACCATAAAGGTCTCCACCACCATACATTATTTCTAAAGTATGCGCCTGGATTTATGTCTTCGTATTTACTCATTAGAGTATAATACTCATCACTTAGTCCTTTTTCTTCACGCTCGTCGTAAGACATAGATGAAAGTTCATCCCATCTTTCTTGATGTTTAAACTCATTTTGTATTGGCTCCTCACCATATAAATCAAATCCCATGTTTAGCTCCTCTTGCTTAGTTTATCTATTAATTTATCAAATCTTTCTGCAATACGACCAAGTAATGTTTCACGTCTGTACTTGGAAAATGCTGATAATATTGCTTTACTCTTTCTATTATCCGTATCAAATCTTGAATAATATTCTTGATAAGGTTTAAGTCTATTCTTCATATTTGTTCCTCAAGGTTGAAAAGCCCATGGTTGAACTGGATACCATAGTCTTGCTTTATTTTTAATTGTTAAATCTTTATTTATATCTTGATGAAATATATAGTAATCTTTCTTCAGAATAAACCTTGTATCAGTCTTGAACGGAATCACTCTGGTTTTTGGTATAAAGTAATAAGGTCTACCATGTTTATCATCTTGTAAACTTAACCATGAAACTTTATGAAATTTACCATGTACAACTTTCCAAACTTGATAACGTGGTATAACATGTATGTTTTTGTAATTTTTTCTATACTCTTTTACTTCATCAGTCATTACTACATTATCATCCCACATAACATAAAACTTTTTAATTGCATCGTCATAATAATCATTCTTAGTTATTTGATACACATGATGTTGACCAAACTTTGCAATATAATATACTTTACCATTCTTGTCTCTTGTTCTTCTACACCAAGCAACAGAATGTAAATTCGTATCATAATCTTTACTACCATTTTGTTCAAATGGCGCCTGTAAATCTCTCATGTTCACCTGCTTTCAATGTTATTAAAATACGTCTATAGTAGGATTACGCATTGGGAAGCTATCCCCCTACAATACCACTTAAGATACACCTGCGTTTATCTTTGTTCGGTATCTTGAATAGCATAGGTTTGCTCAGTCATTTGACCATTGCCTAACTACTTAGATATACTTTTGATATCTAATTGCCTCAAGGTGGATTATGTGCGGTGTTACATTATTATCCACTTATATAAACGTATTTTAATTATTAATATTATATATAAGGAAGTAGGAGAAGTGAACTAACTAATGGTATAAATAATTGCATAGTCGCTCTACCTACTCCCTCATAATTTAGTTCTTGATAGTGAAGTACTCACGAAGGACTCTATCAATCTCCTCCATGGTCATATCAGCATTAGCGCCACCATTAGCCACTAATAAAGATAATATAGTAAATACCTTATTATTACTAAGATACCCACTAGTTAATACATTACCAATTTCTTTTATCACTTCTTTGTTCATAGTTCACTCCATTTCATAGATTAAGGTTTAGGTATAAGGGACACATTACTGCATCCCTTTAAAGAACTTACATATGTACATAACTAAGTCTATCGTATCATAAACTTTTACTGATTTACCAGTATCGTTTATAAGTACATAACGACCTTTGTCATCTTTATGTAGTTCTGCATCGATATGAATATATCTCATATAACATCACCTCCTCTTTGCTCTTCTCACTAGAGATGTGCTATTTCAGCCGTATTTCAGCCATATTGACCGCTTCAACCTTTCGGTAAGCTACGACATCGCAATGGCTGTTACAGAAGATTTTTAAAGAGGATTTATGTTTATCCCCATGTTATCCACATAATGTGTATATATATGCGGGTGTTACCTCTCCTCCTATAATACGACTAATACTATCATATATACCACATATATGCATATATAATATATAATAATAGAATAATAATACTAGAAAAAAGGGTAGTTGATTATTGAAGTACTACCCAGACTTCAGTTCCGTTACTTTTCAGTAACGTTAACACCAGTAGACGCTAGTACGTTGGTTAACATACTAGAGACTGCGGAGTTATCAGACATCTCAAGCTGATTACCGAACTCGATAATACTGTTGAAAGTTCTGAGAACAACCCAATCTGGCACTGGTCGTTTTGACAATTGCATCTGACGTTGCAAAGAACCGATGTTTATCGCACAAAACTGTTGGAACAAGGCTAGCTTAGCCTCATCTGTAATAATCTTAGCCATAGATTACAACCTCCACGTTGGTTAATATAAAACTCGAATATAACTAAAAAAGTATAATTCAAAAACCACCGAAGGGGGGTAGGGTGTGTGTATATAGGTCCATTTCAAAATGCTAACATTTTTCTTGGAAATAACATGGGTTATACATAAGTTATATTATGACGTATACAACTAAAGACTTAGAAAAGACTGGTTTAACTGGTGTAGCTAGACGAGAAGCTGAATTAGCTGAACAAAGAGAACAAGAGATGCTTGAAGAAGCTGTCTTAGAAATTTTAGCTGAAAAAGAACGAGCAGCTGCCGAGTTAAAGAAAAAGAAAGTACCAAAGAAAAAGAAATAGAACTAGTTATATAACTTAGTTATCTGTTTAGTAGCTACTAGGTAGCTTAAAAATAAGGTGTTTTCTAAAGTTTGTCAAGGAAAATCAATGGGAATAGCAATAAAATGGCTAGGCAAGTTGCCGTATAAAGAACAAGTTAAAATACTTGAGCATATACAAAAACTTGTAAAGCTAGAAAAAATACTTATATCTGAAATAGAAGAAGAAGGCTATGTATTAAATGAAATAGACGACATGGATGCCGCCGAGGGAACTAGTAGTGTACCTATAGAAATCAATGGAAAAAAATATTTTATACATAAACAAGTCTTACATCTTATTGAATCATTACATAAACAACTAGAAAAAAAGAATGCCTCAAAGTAAAGTAATCAAAGGTGTTCGTCATTATATATACGATACTAGAGAAGAATTTAGAGAAAAATATCCAGTGACCCCTCTTGTAAAAGATTGGAGAAAAGGGCAAGAGGGCGATTGGGTACTTAGCGATGATGGGCGCATAGTACAGTTATTAAAAGTTTCTAAAAATCTGCACCATCCGAAGGATAGCAAAAACTATTCTAGTAATAATGGTTATGTCAGAACTATTGTTGGTACATTTATTAGTAGTGCAAAGACATATATGGATACCGATTTTGCCAAACACCCTAACAGATATACATTTTCACAAAAAATAAAAAATACAAACAAAAGAGTTAAACAACGCACGAAGTGTACCAATAAAGAGAAAATTTTTGCCACTAGCGTGGCAGTCGGAAAGGATGCTGTAAGTGCTTACATGAAAGCGTTTACTGAAAAAAATCGTAATACTGCACGTAAAAAAGCAGTAATATTACTAAAACAGGAGCGAGTAATGAGTGAAATAGAAAAAACTTCTAAAGAAGTAGCTAAAGAACTAGGCATTGACCACGCATACATATTAGGTTCGTTAAAACAACTAGCTGATACTAGCGAAGACCAAAATATAGCATTACAATCTATTAAAGAGTTAGGTAAAGCTATAGGTACGTTAGGCAATCAAGTTAAAAAAGTAGAAACGGGTGTAGTAGGATTGTTTCAAGGGTTTAGTCCCGACGAAATAGAAGGTGCTCAACGCAAAATATTACCAGAAACAACACAGGAGGACTAATGATTTGTCCACATTGTAGTAGTATGCTCACTAAAAAAGAGGGCAAGAAACGAAATAAAGATACTGTAAAGCAACAATTTAGTTGTAAGTCGTGTGGTAAATGGTTTTCAATACCTATACCTAGCGATGTAAAAGAGTATGACAAACTAGAAATAGAACCAGGTAAAGTATTTGCTGTTGATAGCGATGAAAAACTTAGAGTGCACGGATTAACGGATGTACACGTAGGTGCTAACGAATTTGACATGAAAAAGTTCCAAGAAGCTATAAAAATTATTTACGAAGACCCAAATGCAAGATGGTTTGGTAATGGTGATATGATAGAACTTATACCACCTAACTATAACATTAATCAACGTGGACAATCTATGACACCTGAACAACAATACTTAGCATTTTTAAAATTAGTACAACCAATTGCTGATAAATGTTTATTTATTCGTGGTGGTAATCATGACTATTTACGTAGTTTTAATATACTAGACTTTGATATTTGTAAAACATTAGCAAGTGAAATGGGTGTTCCTTACTATAGATTACCTGGATATGCACGTATTACTATACAAGGTAAAGATTGGTATATGGTTAGTGGACATGGTAAAAGTGGTGCTAAAAATGGTGATACTGAGTTAGATAAAATGGCATCAGTGTATAGCGATGGCGATGTATTTTTCTTAGGACATAATCACCAACTATATTGTAAACCTATAGATTCTCTAACGATTGATGAAGAAGGTATGGAAACTTTAAAAAGAAAGTGGTATATTAGAGGAGGTTCATTTTTACGCTACGCAGATTATGCACGATATTCTTTTTATGGAATACAACGAACTGGGTGGATAACAATGGAATTTACTAAAGATAAAATAAACTGTTGGGAGAACTAAAATGGCGTATGGTTATAAAAGTCCAATGAAAAAGAAAAAGGTTAAAAAAAAATCTAAGAAAAAAGGTATGAAAAAAGGAAAGAAGAAATGAAGGGTGTAAACCATTATAAAAAAGATGGGACTTTACATAAAGGCGGAACACATAAAATGCCCGATGGTAGTTTGCATTCTGGAGCTAAACATGGTAAAAGTAGTGTGAAACTTTTTCATTATGGAGAGTTAAGTAAAAAATCAAAAATAAAAGCTAAAACTTTTTGGAGAAAAAAATAATGCCAAAACATAAAATGAAAAAAAAGAAAATGGGTAAAAAATTAACTGCTAGTCAAAAAAAATTACCTAAAAAATTGCAACAAGCAATATTAAAAAAGAAAAGGAAAAAATAATGGCTAAAAATATACCTACAAATAAAGCGTTATATGCTAGAGTTAAAGCAGCAGCAAAAAGAAAATTTAAGGTTTATCCTTCTGCTTATGCTAATGCTTGGCTAGTAAGAGAGTATAAAAAACGTGGTGGCGGGTATAGAAAAGGCAAATAATGGCAAACACTGGTTTAAAAAAGTGGTTTGCTGAAGAATGGGTAGACATTGGTGCTCCTAAGAAAAAAGGTAAATACCAAAAGTGTGGGCGTAAATCTGCAAGTAAAAGTAAACGAGGATACCCAAAATGTGTACCAAAATCTAAAGCTAAATCTATGACTGCTGCTCAAAAACGTAGTGCGGTTAAAAGAAAAAGAGCTAGAAAACAAGGAGTAGGGGGAAAGCCAACGAATGTTTCAACATTTGTAAAGCGTAAGAAAAAGAAATGAGAGGACTAAAACCACAAGTAAAAAGACATACGAATGGTAAGAAAAAAACTAGACAAGGACAAAGTACAAGAACAAAGTACGGAACGAAAGCTAGTAAAAAATATTATAAAAAACGTTATAGAGGACAAGGATAATGGCTAAGAAAAAAGATTCTAGATTAACAAGAGCTGGTGTATCAGGTTATAATAAACCTAAACGCACTCCTAATCATCCTAAAAAATCTCATATTGTAGTAGCAAAAGTTGGAGATAAAATCAAAACAATACGTTTTGGACAACAAGGAGCTAAAACTGCTGGTAAACCAAAAGCAGGAGAATCAAGAAGAACTAGAATGAAACGTAAAAGTTTTAAAGCTAGACATAGAAAAAATATAGCCAAAGGAAAAATGTCAGCTGCATATTGGGCTAACAAAGTAAAGTGGTAGGAAATTATGCCGATACAAAGAAAAGGGGTAACTAAAGGTGATATGGTTCGTGCTATAAAAGGTATTGAACTACATCTGATGCAACTTCAACAACATATTGTAATGATAGATAATATTTTAGATAAATATATCATTATGAAAAAAGACAAAGATAAATTCAAAAAGTTTATGGAAGATGAACATAAACAAAAACAACGTAAGCAAAGCAGAAAAAGCACTAAAACTAGCAAGTAAAGACTTAATAGCTTTTGGTAAACTTTTTCTTCCTGATGATTTCATGAGGAGTGAAACACCTCCATTCCATTACGAAATGGCTGATGCTATTGATGATAATAGTGTAAAACAATTAGCTGTTATTTTACCTAGAGGACACGGAAAAACTGTGTTAACTAAATGTTCTATTATTAAAGATTTTTGTTTTTGTCCAAAAGATGATATGTTGTTTTATGCTTGGGTATCAGCAACGCAAAAATTAAGTACTGGTAATATGGATTATATTAAGTACCACTTTGAATACAATGAAAAAATAAAATACTACTTTGGTAGTTTGAAGGGAAAAAAATGGACAGAAGAAGATGTGGAGTTAGCCAATGGATGTAAACTTATTAGTAAATCGAATGTTGCGGGTATTAGAGGGGGTGCTAAATTACACAAAAGATACGACCTCATCATTCTTGACGACTTTGAACACGAAGCAAATACTATTACAGCTGAAGCACGGGCTAAGAATAGCAATCTCGTTACTGCTGTTGTTTATCCTGCTATTGAGCCTCATACTGGTCGTCTTCGGGTCAATGGCACTCCTGTGCACTATGATAGCTTTATCAATAACCTCATCATTAATTATGAACGTAGTAAAAAAAGCAAAGATGATTTTGCGTGGAGAGTAATTACTTATAAAGCGATTCAACCAGATGGAACATCATTATGGGATAGTTGGTTTCCTTTATCTAAACTAGAAGAAAAGAAAAAGTTTTATCAAGATAGTGGAACACCTAGTAAGTTTTTCCAAGAATATATGATGGAAGTACAATCTGAAGAAGATTCAGTTTGGGGTAGAAAACATATTAAATATTGGGAAGGATATTATGAGTTTGATGATGGAGAAAAACAAGGATACATAAATATAGATGGTGCAAAAACTCCTGTAAATACATTTATTGGATGTGACCCAGCAACAGATATTAATACAAAAAATGCAGACTTTAGTGTAATTATGGTAATAGCAGTTGATGCAAATAATAATCGTTATGTATTAGAATATGAAAGACATCGTAGTATTCCTACATTAGGAGCAAAAGATGTTGATGGAAACATTATAGATAAAAAAGGTGTAGTGGATTATATTATTGAAGCATACAAAAAATATAATTGCAAACAAGCTACAGTAGAAGATGTTGCTATGAATCGTAGTATTCTACAAGCATTAAACGATGAAAGAAGAAGAATTAATCGTTATGATATAGCTGTAATACCTGAAAAACCAGGTGGACAACAAAAAAGAAACAGAATATATTCAGGTTTATCTGGTATTTTTTCTGTAGGTTCCTTATATTTAAGGGAAAATATGTTTGATTTGGTAAACGAAATAGTAACTTTCGGACCAAGAATGGCGCATGATGATACAATTGAAGCACTTTATTATGCAAATTTACACGCATTTCCGCCTAATTATGCAAACAATGGTACAGAAAAACCAAAATGGTATAAACCAAAACGTAAAGCAAAAAGCTGGATAGTAGCTTAGGAGAAAACAATGCAAGATAAAATGAATATGAATACACAATTTGGTCCATATGATAGTAAAGAGGAAGTAGAAGATTTACAAAGAAGATTAAACGAAGTAGGATTTAGCGTAGATGTAGATGGTATGTATGGTAAAAAAACAAAAAGAGCAGAAAGAGAGTATGCTCTATATGTACAAAATAATATACCAGAAGAAAAAATGTTAATATATAATAATCCTGATTTAGTAAATATGGCTGAAAAACCTTTTCATTTATTAATAGATGGTGATGCTAATTTATTTGATAAAGCTTTGAAAAATCCTATGTCTTTAACTGACGAAGAGTATGGTCGTGCTTTTCCTGATGCTAAAACTAATAGTGAAATATTAAGAGATTCAGATATATTTGAATTTTTAAAGAGACAATAATGCCTAAATTTGGTAGAAAATCACAAGAAAGATTGAACACTTGCGACCCAAGATTAATAGAACTATTTGAAAAAGTAGTTGAAGATTTTGATTGTTCAATACTACAAGGACATCGTGGAGAAAAAGAACAAAATGAATTGTTTAAGAAAGGTTTTAGTAAACTAAAATATCCAAAAGGTAGACATAACCAATATCCTTCATTAGCTGTAGATGCAGCTCCATACCCTATTGATTGGGAAGATAGAGAACGTTTTACTTATTTTGCAGGTTTTGTTATGGGTACTGCAGCATCTATGGGATTAAATATTCGTTGGGGTGGAGATTGGGATAGAGACACAGAATTAAAAGATAATAATTTTGATGATTTACCACATTTTGAAATAAGGGATTAATATGGCACGTAAAAGCAAAGCAGAAACAAATAGAGAGTTGTTCAATAAAGCTAATAATTATTATAGAAAAAAATGGTTCAGCGATTCTCAAAAAGGAATGGATTTCTATTTAAATGACCAATTATCAGCTGAAGAAAAAGAAGACTTAAGAGAAGGTGGTATGCCAGACTTTATCATTAATCGTATAACACCAGCGATTGATATTATGAAATTTTTTATTACTGCTAACAATCCTAGATGGCAGGCAATTGGTGTAGAAGGTAGCGACGCTGATATAGCACATATTCATAGTATGATTGCAGAACATTCATGGCATTTATCTAGTGGTAAAAGTTTATTTTCAGAAGTAATACAAGACTCACTTGTTAAAGGTTTAGGGTTTTTTAAAGTAGAAATAGACCCAGATGCTGATAATGGTATGGGTGAAGTAGTTTATAAATCAATAGACCCTTATGATGTATATGTAGACCCTATGAGTAGAGACTTTTTATTTAGAGATGCAAACTATCTTATAGTACAAAAAAACATTTCTAAAACATCATTAATACAAATGTTTCCTGATATGAAACGAAAAATTGTTCGTGCATCAGGTATGACACAAACAAAACAATATTCTAATAGAGATGTACACGAATCAGATAGTATTCAACCAGGTGATTTAGAGCATGAAGCTTATACATTAGAGGGAGAAAGAGATGATATACTTGATTTTTATGAAGTATATACTAAAGAAAAAATACCTCATGTAAATGTTTGGTTAAGAAAACCTCCTACAGAACGAGAACTTGCTCAAATTAAAGAAGCTACAGAAAAAGATATTTTAGATATGCAAGAAGAAATGGAAGTAGTTCTGAAAGAAAAAGAACAAGAATTGCAAATGTTAGTAGAAAAAGGAGAAATGCTAGAAGAACGTGCTGAAATTGAATCTCAAAAATTATTCGAACAAATGCAATCAAGAATAGAAGAACAACGAGCATTAATGGAAGCACAATTAATTAGGTCTCAAACAAGAACAAAACAAATTGTTATGTCAAAAGTTCAATTTGAAAATTTAACTAAAGACCCATCTTTTAGAGAGCAAGTAGTAGAAAATGTACCATTTTTTAAAACACAAATTAAAGTAACTGCTTCTGCT